AGGAGAACGCCAAGATGGCGAACCTTGCGGCCGACTTCGTTGTCAATGACATCATTGAGAACATCAAAGGAACAATCGGTGGTTCATCCGAGCCTATCGTGCGTCTGCCTGACGGTGCTGTGCATGATGCGATGTTCCATGATTGGTCGATGCGCGAGGTCTACAACTATCTCAAGCAACACGCCAAGCCGTGCCCCAAGCCACCGAAGGGTCAGAAAGGCCAGAAGGGTCAAGGCGGTCAGGGCGGCGACCAAGGTAATGATCCACCGGAGGGTGGAGAGCAAGGTAGTGGCGAGGGTGACGAGTGGGACACCGTTGAGGTCAACGGCAAGACCTATGACATCTCCAAGCAAGACGAGCATGACTTCGACAAGATGCTCGACGGCATGAGTCACGAGGAGGTCAAGGAGATCAACGATGCGATAGATAAAGCTCTGCGTGAGGGTGGGATGCTGGCTGGGCGGATGGGCGCGAAGCTGCCCCGCGTCATCTCAGAATTGCTCAAGCCGAAGGTCGATTGGCGCGAGGCCCTGCGTGACTTTGTGTCTTCATCCATGAAGGGCAAGGATGAGTTCACTTGGCGCCGTCTCAACAAGCGGCAGATGGCTAACGACATTTATCTGCCAAGTGTGGAGAACGAGACTATCGGCGAGGTCATCATTGCCATCGACACATCAGGCTCGATTGGTGTGCAGCAGCTTACTGAGTTCGCCTCAGAACTGGTCTCTATTTGCGACCTTTGTGCGCCCGAGAAGGTCCGGGTATTGTGGTGGGACACGGATGTGCATGGTGAGCAAGTCTTCAAAGACAACTACCAGAACATCGCGGGTCTGCTCAAGCCGCAAGGCGGCGGTGGTACTCATGCTGGGTGCGTGGCTGACTACATCAACAAGGAGAAACTGCAAGCCGAGTGCGTCATCATGTTCACTGACGGCTACGTCGAGAGCAACGTCAGGTGGAACATCAGCAGCCCAACCCTGTGGATGGTGACGCAGAACTTTAGTTTCTCACCACCGAGTGGATCGAAAGTTGTCCATGTCAGAGACGACTGAACTCGGCGTAATCATGGCTCGGATGTACAAGTCTCTTGCATACCTGAACGCCATCGATGAAGGAAGAAAACTTCACATGGATGACCGCAACGTCACTGACCCACGCAGGGCGCGGATAACGAAACAGATTGCTGAGTTTCTTATCGCCACCCACGGTCCCTCTGCGCACTTCCAAGCACTGAAGGAACTAGAGGCTGAAACGATGTCCAGAGACATGTGGCGCGATGTGCTGTCATGGCTGGACGATTTAACGAAAGAAGGAGAGAAGAAATGATACTGAGCTATCAACGACTCACAAGAACCACGCTTGGGACTCCACCCTATCGTGGATCAACAAACAGGTTCCCGCTTCTGAACAGGCGGCAGAACAGGAAATACTTTCTTGTGCGAGAGGAAGACGGCAAGAAGGTCTTTGACATCGTGTACGGGCGGAACTGGGACGTGCAGAAGTTGACGGAGGAGCAAGCCGATGCCCTGAAGAAGACAAATAAGAATGCGTCGATTGGACAGTCTGCGGAAGGGTACTACACATACGTGGCGCGACCGCGCATCGTGGGTACGGTGTATCCGGGCGAGACACCCGAGGGCGAGTTTGAGTTCAACGCCGAGAGCTACGGGCAGGGTGACAGGATGTTCCTCTCAGGCATGTTTCATGGTGGGTGGTTTGCTACCAATTCACGCAAGGGTGGAATGATCTTTAGGAAGAGGATGGATGGCAATTTCATTGCCCATCCAGTCTATCGTGGGATGCGCGTCAACGCGCTGACCATGAGGCCCATCAAGCCGTATGAGATTGTTGTCAGCCAAGTGGATCGCAAGAAATCGAAATTCGCCACAGCAAAGTACGCACACTTCTTCAAGGTCTCGGAGGTGATGCTCAAGGCGATCAACATCGCGCAAGTGTTAGAAATGGCACAGCAGCTTTTAGAAGAGAAGAAAGCCCCTGACCACTATGGCGAGGTCTTTCAGAACTCGTGCTTCCTTGAAGGCGAGAAACTCATAAACGACGCGCCGCTCGATGCGTTCATCTGGTTCACGCTCGGGTATGGGGTCGGTCGGGTTCTGTACCGCGCTGTTGGGCGTTCGCTTGGGCCAAGGGCTAACGATGAGTACTCTGCCTATGACGAACTGTTCATGCCGGTCAAGCGCAGGCTCATCAAAGACATCTACGTGCAAAACCCAGAGGTCTTCAAAGAGGTCACCTATGGGATGGGCGCGGATGTACCGGGGAGTGATTGGGATATGAAGATCATCGTCGATGGCGAAGAAATGGAGCAGTACACATGAAAGAGATCACAGTCGAGGTTCGGGATGTCTATGGGCAGACGAAGTTCTATCCGCACTGCGAAGGCGCAAAGGTGTTTTCCAGCATCGCGGGTACGACGACTCTGACTGAGCAGAACATCAGGCGAATCATGCAGCTAGGCTACAAAGTCAAGACCTTGCAGCGTCCCGTTGAGTTTATTGAAGGAGAGATGAAATGACAGTAGAAAGATTTTTTCTTGAGAATTTCCATGATGAGGCGGTGTACCAGGACCTGTACAACTCACCTTTGTTTCCACTGGTACGTGAACTCCAATTCAAGTTCGGCCTGAAAGCTATACGCAATGTCGCTGGTGCGTGGCTGCTCAGTCATAGCAACGGCATCGCTGTCGGCAAAGTGTTTTTTAGGGTGAGGGACGGCAAGTCTGAGTACTGCTTCCGCTCACCGTTCTACAGCAAGGAGCGCGGCAGCAGCCGAGAGGACAAGGAGACTATCCGCAGTGGGAAAATCTCATCGCTGGTTGCTACGCTGTCCCGGTGCAAGGTCATCCCTGCCGCGACCGACATGGAGGTAAGGAAGGCTAAGCAGGTAAGCAGTGCCCAGGACATTCTTAAGAAATCATTAGGCGAGAGCAGGAAGATTAGTGAGTTAACCACCGACGAGATACATGCTCTTTTGTTGATGGCTCTAGGTAGAAGTCCTAATAGTGAGTGGGTGAAAGTAGACCAAAATAAATGTCAAGCGGTTCTTGACAAATACGAAGAAGCTGATAAAGTGAGGAAAGCGAAGATTGAAGAAGCTGACCGCATGTTCTCCAATCCGTACTGGATGGTCGGTGTAGACGAGTTTGGTGACTACCTGATCGGCAAGTACAAGTTGTCTATGTCATCTGACGGAGTAGTAGGGTGTCACTCAATTCAAAGTTTCAAACGGTATCGCTCATATGAGCAACTGCCAGAAATCGTCCCGCTGATGACTATGGTTAAAGTCACATACGAGAATGAAACACGCAAGTGCGGTGTCTTGCCCGTCATGGATGCCTACGACACATCGCTTGACACAGTGTTCTTCTACAACACGTCTCCTACCCACTACGACCATGTGTGGATGGTTACTCCATGCTCCACTTGATCGGACATCTAAGCCCTGTTGTTCACCCAAGGAAGTGGGACCTCATACGGGTCCCCCTGCGCAGAATCGAAGACCGATACATCGTCTATGTGGCTGATGGCTTGGTGCGGTACTACGACGAGGACACGTTGCCTGACCCGCTCAAAACGAAGATGGCAATGGTCCTTGCTGCATCCAACCAACTGCTTGAACACGAGGCACGACTGCAAAAACTGTCTATCTACGTCAACCCCATGTCGGCAGATTTCGATGACATTGGCTGGCGCGTGAGCGAGACGTACTTCTGTTTGGTCATGGACAGAGACACATTGGAATCATTGAAAGGAGGAACAAATGGCACAGACACCCGAGGGCAAAGTCAAAGACAAGATCAAGACAATTCTTAAGAGACACGGCGTCTATTACGTGATGCCGATTGGCACGGGCTACGGCAATGCGGGTGTGCCTGACTTCATATGTTGCGTCCCACCTCGGGGTGGATTCTTGGCTATCGAGGCCAAGGCCAACGGGGGTAAGACGACCGCTCTACAAGACAAAAACATTGAAGAGATTCTTGCGTGTGGTGGCGGGGCAGTGGTGATTGATGAACACAATTTGTCTTTGCTTGAGCCGCTGCTGAAAGACCTATTTGGAGCGACCGATGACTGATGAAGACCGAAGTAACTTGCGGGACCTGCATGCAGGGTTCGCCATGATTGGATTGATTATGAAAGGAGAAGAGCCGCAAAACGTACCGACCTTGGCGTACATGTACGCCGATGACATGCAATCTGCACGAACTCAGCATGGGGCTGGGATTGTGTCTATCAAACGCCAGACCAAGAAGGAGAAGGCAAGTGAGTAAACATAGACTTAGTGAAACAGTCAGGATGATGATGAAGGACCGCGCTCTCACCGCAGATCAGGTGATGAAGAAGTTCAACATCAAACGGCAATACGCATACAACCTGATGTCGATGGCGCGTCGCCAGATGCGTCAGCTTGGCGTAGAACAAGTGCCAGCCGTGCCAGCCGTACCGCCCGCGCCAGTCCAGCAGATTGAGTTGCCTGTGGTCCTTGTGGACGAGACTCCACAAGAGGATATCGTCAATCATCCTGCGCACTACAAGGTGGGCGGCATTGAGACTATCGACTTCATTGAGGCGAAGCAACTCAACTACCACTTGGGTAATGTCGTCAAGTACATCACCCGAGCAGACCACAAGGGTTCGCGCCTTGAGAACTTGAAGAAGGCTGAGTGGTATCTCAAACGAGAAATCGAGAACGCAGCAGCCCGCTGATCCCCGAATCAACCTAGCATTCCATCCCCACGTGGAACGCTAGGTTGATGCCAGTTCTCTAATTTTGGAGATTAACGATGGAAACAGGAACTGCGATTCTGATCGAACGCATGAAGACAAACCCCGAGGAATTCCTTGATCATCCGTACACCGGCAAGTGGAACAGGGTGCTTGAGATGGCAGGGTGTTTACCCGAAGAAGACAAACGCGCAATCAAACAAGCCCAAGACCGCATGTACATTGACGAGTTCAACGGGCTGGTGCTCAGGACTCTGGCGGGCGAGGTAGAGCAAAACGAAGGGACCCTGACAATCAAATCAAGAGAGAGATACACAACAGGCTGGAACGACCCACGGCAAATGAAAGCCGCCCAACAAGCTTTGAGCAACATCACTCCAGGGACAGTCATCACCGGAGCAAACGCCACACCAACATCTAATATTCTGCTTCAGCCTAGCGCGTTTGGTGCTGTGCCCGTGTCAACGTATTCGTCGGGGGAATCATGATCGAGGAATTGCAGCCGTACCGTGACGCATGGCGGCACACCATTGAAGGCGAGGGCGGCTACTGCCCCGTGTGCGCCCGTTGGGGGAAGATTTATGGGCGCTCGCTCAACGAGACGATGGCCCGCTCGCTGATCTGGCTTGTGTCCACACCGCTGGAGAATAGCTGGGTTGATGTCCCGCTCAAAGGACCACGCTGGCTGGTGCGTTCTAATCAGCTTCCCACGCTCAAGTGGTGGGGCCTTGTAGAGCGTTGCCCTGCTGACGAGAAGTCCAAGGCCAAGCACTCGGGGCTATGGAGGCCAACTGACCTTGGTTACGACTTTGTTAGGTCATCCGTGCGCGTCCCGAAGAAGGTGTTCACGTACAACGACCAAGTTGAAGCACACAGCACCGAGACCGTATCCATAGATCAATGCTTCAACACCCACTTTGACTATCAAGAAGTCATGAACTCGTACTTTGCAAGATCATGAAGTGCCCCCTCTGCAATGCACCCACAGAAGTTCAAAGCACAATGAAAGACGCGAATGAATTACCCATCAGAAGACGACACTGCTTCAACGACCACAGCTTTCTCACAAGGGAAGAAGCGATTACAAAACCGAAACCCAAACAAAAGCGAAAGAGTCCTGAGCCAAGAGGAACTTAAAACATGGTGGCCCTTCACGCGCTTGGACCCTCGTCGCTTCCCGAAGCAGCCCTCTGTCTATGAGACTGCTGAACCAGCACCTTTCTAGGAGGAAGGAGAAGAACACATGAACCAACAACTCAAAGAGTTAAACGACAAGTTTGGCGTCGATGTTGTCACAGACCGGATGATCCGGTTCTTACAGATCAGCCAAGAGTGCGAACGAGAGACTGGTGAGAAGCTGAACCCGCAGCACTGGCTGGCCGTGGTGTCGGTGCTTAACAAGGAGAAGAATCATGGCTAAAGACACAGGAGGGTACGCCTTCCCGCACACCAACCATCACGGACACAAACTAGAAGGCATGACACTGCGCGATTACTTTGCTGCAAAGGTGATGCAGGGGTTGTTAGCCACTGACATCGACTGCGGCCCGAAGTATGCCCAGATCATTGCTGACAACGCATACGGACTGGCAGACGCCATGCTCAAGGCAAGGGGGCAAGCATGAAAGACGACATCATCAAATGGGCGCGTGAGGCTGGGTTCATGTTCTGCGAAGAGAGCTACAAACATCAACCCAACTGCTTGTTCTATGGTGGGTATGCCGTGGATGCACAGCTTGAGCGCTTCGCCGCCTTTGTCGCCGCAGCCGAGCGCAACAAGGTGGCTCAATGGATGATGACCAAGGGCTACGCTACCGGCCACGGCGACACGGTTGAAGACCTGCTCAGGGAGTTGGAGTGGCAAGTTGCAGACCGCTGCGCTGAGATTGCCTACGAAGCCGAGCCGTGGCATTCTGCTGATCTGATCCGCGAAGCATTTGGAGTGAAGAAATGATGGACCCAAAACTGCCATATTTGACGATGGCTGCGCGGCTGCGTGGCTACGCCGAGGGATTGCTAGAAGGCTACCAAGGCAAAGAACGCCACGGGACACTGGCCCGTACCCTCAATGACGCCGCCGATCTGCTTCAGGCGGTGTGGGATAAACAAGTGGAAAAAGAAGATGCAACTAGTAACTCTTGACTTTGAAACGTTCTACGACAACAAGATCAAGCTGGGCTTCAAGCATCAGACGACCGAAGAGTACGTGCGCGACTCAAGGTTTGAAGTCATAGGTGTCGTTGTTAAGGTTGATGACGGTGAATGTACTTGGGTCTCAGGCACACACGATGAAATTAAAAAGTTTCTGCTGGCGCTTGAACTTGATACGGCGGCCGTACTGTGTCATAACACTCTGTTCGACGGTTGCATTCTTAGCTGGCACTACGGCATCAAGCCCGCATTCTTTCTCGATACGTTGAGCATGGCGCGGGCGCTCCACGGCGTTGAAGCTGGTGGTTCGCTGGCTAAGTTAGCAGAGCGGTACAAGCTAGGCGTCAAAGGTGATGAGGTGGTAGCTGCCGAAGGCAAGCGGCGCGAAGACTTCACTCCCGAAGAACTGCGGCGCTACGGCGAATACTGCAAGAACGATGTGGACCTGACGTTTAAGCTCTTCCAAATTCTCGCGAGCGCGACCCCGGACGATGAGTTTGAACTGATCGACATGACACTGCGCATGTTCACTGAGCCGGTCTTTGAGGTCGATGATGCGCTCCTACAAAATCGCCTTGCTGAAGTGCAGCAGGAAAAGAGCGACTTGCTCAAGGGCCTGATGGAAAAACTCAAGTGCCCCACAGAAGAAGCTGTACGCAAGAAGCTGGCAAGCAACAAACAGTTCGCCATGCTGCTTAAAGAAAACAACGTCACACCGCCCATGAAGGTCAGCAAGACCACGGGCAAGGATACGTTTGCACTGGCGAAGAACGATGAGGGGTTCTTGGCGCTGACGGAACACGAGGACCCGTTCATACAGCAACTGTGTGCGATACGTCTGGGCACGAAGTCAACCATTGAAGAGTCTCGCATCAAGCGGTTCATCGACGTTGGCAAGCGCAACGAGGGCAAGCTACCCATTCCCTTGAAGTACTATGGCGCTCACACCGGACGCTGGGCTGGCATGGACAAGGTGAACTTCCAGAACCTGCCGAGCCGCGACAAGAAAAAGAAGGCACTCAAGAACGCAGTGCTGGCCCCGGACGGGCACATCGTCATCAACTGTGACTCCTCCCAGATCGAGGCGCGTATCCTTGTCTGGCTGGCGGGGCAGCATGATGTGATCGAGCAGTTCCGCAAGGGTGAGGACGTGTACTCCATCTTTGCCACGGACATCTACAACCGCCCCATCTCCAAGGCCGACCCTGTGGAACGCTTCGTGGGCAAGACCTGCATCTTAGGTTTGGGCTACGGGACTGGAGCGTTAAAACTTCAGCACACGCTCAAGACTACGCCGCCGGGAGCTATCGTCGATGAGGAAGAAGCCAAGCGCATCGTGGGCGTGTACCGGGACAAGAACCATGCGGTGATCGACCTGTGGCGCGAAGGCGATGAGGTCATCAGGACTATGGCTGATTGGGGCAACACCAAGCCCTTCTACTACGGGCTGAACAAGTGCCTAGTGGTGGACAAGGAAGGCATCCGTCTTCCTAATGGGCTGTACATCCGATACCCCGGCTTGAGGCTTGACACATCGGAAGCCAAGAGCAAGTACGTGTACTCCAGCCGCAAAGGTCCCGTGCCACTGTGGGGTGGATCGCTGGTTGAGAACGTGGTGCAAGGCTTGGCGCGGGTTGTCGTTGGGCAGCAGATGCTC